GCACCCCGCCGCCGCCGAACACCTGGCGGAGTTCTGCCGGGTGGCCGAGCGCGCCATGCGGACCTACGCCGAGGACGTGTACGCCACCACCGCCGATCAGGTCCGCAAGGCGATCCCCAGCGCCTGGCTCATCGCCGGGACGCCGTGGTCGAGCGGGATCATCAACAAGACGGCCTCGCTGCCCTACCACACCGACAAGGCGAACATTCCGATGTCGTGGTCAGCCATGCTCGGCGCTCGACGCAACATCGAGGGCGGGCTGCTGCACTTGGCGGACTACGACGCCTGGTTCACCATCAGCCACGGCAGCATCATCATCTTCGACGGCCAGTCGGTGACCCACGGCGTGAGTCCGCTGCACCCCTCAGGAGCGAACCCCTGGCGCTACACGTGCGTCGTCTACGCCAAGCAGGGCATGAAGGTGTGCTGTGGCGACCCCAAGGAGGAGGCGAGGCGCGCCGCCCGCGCCGCCACCGACGCCGAGACGCTGCGGATCGGCAACCGCATCACCAAGCGCGGCCCCCGGCAGCGCAAGAAGGGCTAGACCAGCTGGCCGAAGGCGAGGAAGAACCCGCCCGGCAGCGAGGTCTGCACCATCAGGTCACCGAACGGCGGCTCGATGTTGGACGTGACCGCCTCGACCCTGATGATCTCGTAGGCGCAGGCGACCGAGGGCGACCAAACCTCCAGCCGGTCCCCAGCGTGTAGCTCGGGGATGCGGGCGAAGGGCGAGCCGTGGGTGGAGCGATGGGCCGCCAGGTGTAGGTGAGCGCACGGTTCGCCGGTGAAGGAGACCAGACCCTGGTCGATGACGTCCTGCCCACCCCGCACGGCGTTGAACACCCCGACAGGCATCGCCACCGTGAAGCTGTCGTCGTGGTGCGGCGCGCGTCGCGCCCTCGCTCCCGCCGCCCCCGGTGCGAGGGCGCGGTGAACGAGGTCGGTCGTGGTGGGATCGGGCACAACCTTGCGAACGTCGGGCACCCCTGTCGATCGCAGCATCCATGCGACCGCCACGACCAACAGGGCCACCAGCGTCAGAGCGATGACGTCACGGAGCAGGCGCGTCCTCCTCGTCGTCGGGTACCCAGAGAACCGGCATGATGGCGAACTCGATGAGGCCGAGCCTGATGCAGACCTCGATGATGGCGCCCTGCGTGGTGTTGGGCGGGAGGGTTGTCTGCTTGGCGAGACGGATCGCATCCCGCATCATCTCTGGCATCCGGCCGGACCCCGGTCCCTCCATCCAGAGTTCCTCGCCCGCCCGCGGCCCGTCGACAGTGTGGGTCACGCTCACGTCCTGACTCTCGTCGGCCGTGTCGACGCCCTGCACGACGAGGCAGGTGTGGACGTTCTGGTCGCCCGCTTCGTGGGCGCGGGCCATGTCGCCGTGGCGCATCGTCTCCGCCGCCTTCCGGCCCTCCTCCTCCTTGTAGTCCCGGGTCCACGCCTCAACGATGTTGACGATCAGTTCGGTGTCGCGCCGGAACGACGCCAGGATCATCGCCGTCTCGGCGAAGGCGGGGGCGAGGTCCTGGGATGGGGCCATCCGCACGACGAGGTAGTCCCGCGGCCCGCAGATGATGAGCATGGGCGATAGCTCGCCGTCCCGCTCGAAGTTCTCGACGGCCCCGGTGAGCAACTTCTCGATGTGCTCGCGGTGGCGGCTCACGACGCCTTCTTCCGGGCGCGCTTGGCCGGGACCTTGACCGGCCGCTCGACACCGCCGAGGCGCCTGGCCTCGAGCTCCCGCTTGGCCAGCCAGAAGCGCTTGCTGTCTCGGTCGTCGAAGCCCAGGCCCGCTTCCCGGTAGCCGTCGGGGTGCATGTAGCTCCGGCCCAGGAGCTGACCGCCACGGTCGTTCACCACGTCCTCGCGGACGCAGTCGCAGCGCTCGCAACGCAGCGTCAGCTGGTTCCCGCCCAGCTTCGGTCGGCGCACGGCGTCGGCCGCGAACCAGGCATGGCCGATGGTCTGACACGTGATCATGTCGTCAGTGGTGGCCATCGTCGCCGTCCTCGATGATCTCCACGATGTCCTCGACCGGGACGGGGAACAGCGTGTCCCGGTCGAACTCTGGGAACCGCACGCCGCACTGCTCTCGGTCGCCGTGCCGGGGCACGTCCCGCTCCTCGTCACTGATCGAGGCCCGGGTGCCGGGCGCGTAGACCAGCGTGCCGATGTTCCCTTCCCTCGTCCGCACCTTCGCTCGCCGCGCTGCGGCTTTGACCAACTGGACTCTGTCGTACATGGTTCCTCTCCTGATGGGACGGTCCCCCGGTGCGGGCGACACCGGGGGACCGCGATGGTTGCTATCGGTGGGAGGGTCTGCCGCGCAGAGGCGGCGTGAACCTGGCCACGTCCTCTTCCTTGAACACCAGCAGCCCCGACGGAGCGAGTTCGCCCGGGAGGTTGCCTTTGAGGTGCCAATCGTTCACTGTGCGGGGCGCCACCCCGAATCTCTCCGCCACGTCATCCTTCGTCAGCATCCCAGGCGGGACCACTTTGCCGCTTCCTCGCTTCAGCGCCAGCGCCTCGACTTCAGCCGTTGGCACGAACAGGTAGGTGCGGTCCCGAAGCCCGGTCAGCTTCCGTTCCTTGACCAGCTGATGGATGCGTTGCCGGGACACGCCCAGCGCGATCGCCGCATCCGCAGCCGACATGAGCTTCTTGTCGTGGCGGGGGTTGGTCATGTCTGCCTAACCACCCCCAGATGTTCGAGCACCCAGGGAGGGACGGCGGTGGTCTCGCCGTTCCCATCGTCGCCGCCGGTCACGACGACCGGCCCGACGAGGCGGTCGCCCGCCTCCATGCAGTGGAACACGTCGACCATCGACCACAGGTCGTTGGCCCGGTAGTTGAGCGTCAGTCCCTTGCCCTTGCCGTCCTCGTCGCACCACAGCAGGATCGAGGAAGCGCTCGGCGCAACCTCCAGCCAGCCGCCGATCGCGGCCTTCATCGTGAAGAACTCGGTGTCGGGCAGCACGCTCACGCTGCCGTCGACCGCGATAAGAACCCCTGGAACGGGGGGGAGCTCATTCATCCAGTACCTCCTCGGTAGTGCCGGGGCCGCACCGAGCGGGTGGCGCGACCCCGGCGATCTGGTCGTCTCAGTCCTGCTGGTTGCGGACCGAGACGGAGAAGTCCTCGACGTAGTCCAGGCCCTCGGTCTCTTCCACGCTCCTGAGAATGCGGGCGAGGCTGGCGAAGCCATCTTCGAGATAGCCATTGCGCGCCGTCAGCGTGATCTCCACGACGAAGGACCGGGTGTCGGTCTGCGTGCAGTGCTGGAGCCAGTGGTCCGACGTCTTGGCGTTCACGCCCTCGATCCAGTCTCCGTACTCGCTGCACCAGTCACGTCGCAGCGCCTCCTCGCGGAGGTCGTCGGCGATGATGGCGAGGTCGCGCCGCAGCCGCTGCTCAGTGCCGCGGAACGCCTCGACCTGAGCGGCCATCGCATTGAAGCCGGAGCGCACCCGGCGGTAGTCGATCTGCGCCTGTCGAAGCGCCATCCCGATCTCCGAACGGGTGGCCTGATCGCCACCTGCGTTGGCGGTTTCCCCGGAGTGGTCGTTGAAGACCCAGGACAGCCACGAAGGCACCAGGTCTACGACCGTCTCCAAGACGGCACCGTCGCCGTCAGTGTCCACCGTGGTCATGTGGTTCCTCTCTCCTTGCCGAAGCTGGTGTGCCCCGGTCGCGGACGGATGGGATTCGACTCCCACCCGCCCCGTACTCATCGGGTGAAGCTCGTCGCCGAGTGCATCGCTCCGATCGGGCCTTCTTCTGGCCCACGCCAATGGGCCTCGATGTAGACCAGGCGGTGCGTCTCGGGGTTCATCGAGCCGTCCGGCAGGCGCGCCGGGCCGAGGCTCTTGACGTGGACCCGACGCCAGTGCGGGCGCACCCGCACCCGATGATCGAGCGGCGTGCCCGTCCCCGTTTCGTGATGCACCGGGTCGTGCTCGCGCCGAAGCTTCAACACCGTGTAGTCGAGCAACGGCTTGCGCTTCGCCAGCCGCTCCCATTGGCGCACCGTGGCGCGCTTGGGATCGTCGCGGTGGCGGACCACGATCTCCTGCCACATCAGCCGCATGAAGGCCAGGAACCACCGCCGCTGGTAGGCCACCGACGAGGGCAACGTGCCCGGCCGGTAGCCCACCTCGTTCCGCACGGTCCAGGGCCGCCCGAAGCGCCAGGGGATCACCTCGATCGGCAGCAGTCCCTCGTCGACGGTCACCGGGTCAAGGTGATCGGTGATGCCGATTGCCTCCAGGTCGGCCATGTTGCCGTGCTCGTAGTCCCAGCCCGTCGTGTAGAAGAACAGGCTCACGCCGTCGCCCACGGTCTTGTCGGACATGCTCCCCATGCCTGGGTGGACCTGCCACCCCATCGCCCGCACCCACACGTGGAGCCGCTCATCCACCGCCCCCGTCTCCGGGTGAAGATCGGTGACGATGAGCGGCTTCTCGAACACGGCGAACCCGCACGGTGTGAACAGGTCGGTGGGCCACAGCATCTCCGGCTCGGCCAGCTCGGCTGCCGAGGTCACCAGGTCCATCACGTCGCCGCTGACGTAGTGCGACACCGCCCCCGACAGCATCTGGTACTCGCGCTCACACAGGATTGCGCCCTGGAGGACCGACTTGTCATCGCCGCCGAACTGCTCGATGCCGATGATGGTCGATCCCTCCATCGTCTCGGCCCCGTACCGCAAGGCGAGGCCGACCGCGGGCTTGCCGGTGTCATCGGGCAGGCCGTAGCTCGCCGAGAACTTGATCCAGCGCTGCACGTGGACGTTGGTGAAGGCCCGCTTCACATCGCGGATGCTCTCCGAGGGCGTGCCCTGGTTGACGTTGATGAGCGGGCGCCAGTAGGCCCTGGCTCGCTCGCTCTGCGACCACAGGGCCAGGTGGGCGTCAACGGCAGGGGCGAGACCGGACCACTGTCCGGCCTTCACGCGGGGTCCTCTGGATCGGGCATCCAGAAGCTGTCGTCGGCCGTGTCCACCACGTCGTCTTCGACCTCGTCTTCCTCGGCGTCGAAGTCGTAGATGCGTCGGTCGCTAGGTGCCGGGCGCTGGTGGCCCGACCGTCTGCTGCTGGCTCTGCTCACGAGGGCGCCCCCTCGCAACCGCACCCGATGTGGTGCTGGCCGTCCGGGTCGTCCGGGCAGGCATCGTCGTCGCCCATGCGGATCGCCTCGATGGTGACGCCCTCGCCGGGGAACAGCACGGCCAGCATCTCGTCGGCCTTCGCCTTCAGCCGGTCCACGTCGTCGGCATGGATGAGCACCATCTGCACCACGCAGCCCGGGACGCGCTCGTTCAGCCATGGCTGGGCCATGTGCGCCGAGCGGGGCACGAGGATGAGGCCCACCGTCTGGCAGTCCTCCTCGCTCAGCGCGCTCATCAGCAACGCCGAGCTCATCCTCCAGTCGGCGTCGGTGGGGTCGAGGACCATCTGCTCACCAATGCAGAACTCGCGGGCGAAGCGGATGACGTCCTCGTCGGTCAGTCTCTCGATGGTCACGACGGCGCCTCCTCGCTCTGGTGCGGTCGGCCCCACACGTGCTGGGGCGTCGGTCGGAATGCCACCGTGGGCGGGGACTCACCGAACTGCTCGATGAGCACCTGGAATCCCGCCTCGGCTAGCTCTGGCTTGGCTGGCACGGTCGCCACCCAGACCTTGCGGTAGTTCAGCTCTTGCTCTGTCATGGTTCCTCTCCTGTCGTCCCGCCTGGTTGGCGGGGTCGTGGACGGCGGGGATGATGAGTCCCCGCCGTCCGGCCCGACACGCCTTCAAAGGGAGTGGGCGGACACCCCCCGAGGCGGTCGGGCGACAATGCCGCCCGCAGCTTGGCGAGCGGCAGAAATGCGGTCACGCCTCGCTGGCGGATTTACAGACAGTCGTCAGCTAGTAGTCAGGCATGCCCTCGACGCTGCCGTCGTTGGCGTACAGCCAAGCGAAGCGGCGCCGCACGCCGAGGTCGTGAATCTCCTCGGCCAGCAGCTTGTAGAGCTCGAAGGCCGAGGCCGCTGGGTCCGCTGGCTGCTCGACGGTGAGCTTGTTGGTGAGCGTCTCCCGGTAGGCGACGTACCACCGCATCGCCGCCGCGTTCGGGTCGAAGGTCATGGGTTGGCCTCCAACCACGCATCCATCTGGGCCCGCAGCTGAGCGGGCGGGAACCTGTCGTCGGTGAGCAGTTCGATGACCTCCTCGCTGATGGGACCGTGGTCGTCGCGCCCGAGGAGCGCGGCGCCGTGGATGGGCGAGCCGCCGTACAGCGCCCACGCCTTGAAGTTGATGCCGAGGCCGCGGCTGATGCCGTGGTCGTCCACGAACAGCACGTGGGAGCGTGGCTCGAAGTAGGGGTGACGGACGGCCACCACGTCCAGCTCATCGCCAATGAGCAGGCGCGCCTCTGCGGCGGTGTCGGTGAAGATGCGCGTGACCACACCGTCGGGCAGGATCAACAGGCCGAGCACTCCGGCGTTCATCATGGGTTCCTTCCTTGCACCCCGCCCGCTGCGGGGTTCGTACCCGGCCGAGGCGACGGGCCTCGACCGGGTGGCAAGGCAGCGCACCCCCCGGTCAGCGCTGCTTTGCGTTCCGTTCCAGCTCTGCCTCCACCAGTGCCAGGGTGGCGTCGACGACGCTGTTGATTCCGAACAGCAGGTCGCGGAACGGCCCGTTCAGGCCACCGTCCTCGCTCGCCGCCATGTGTGCCTCACTCCCGGCCAGCCGCATGGCGTAGAGATGGTCGGTCAGCCGACCAGGGTGGTCGAGGCTCACTGCTCCGTCGCCCGTCTGATCGCCTCGATGCCTTCCTCCCACAGCACCGACGTGTCGATCGGGTCGACCACCGCCCGCAGCACCAGCGCCTTGGCCACCGCCATGTCTTCGGGGCTGACCGAGCTGTCCTCCAGGACCGTCCAGTCGAGGCGGAACCAGGCCGAGGCGTAGGTGCTGTCGAAGCGGTCGTCCTCGTCCCGGACATAGGTCGGCAGTGACCGCATGTATGTCCAGGCTTCCTCGTGGTCGCCACGGTTGCCGCCGCCGATGCGGGTGTAGACGTGGATCAGCGGCTCGTCGCCGTGCTGTTCCAACCAGCAATCGCGGAACCGGGACTCAGGCAGCGGCGGACGGAACCCGGCCAGCAACAGGAGGGCCGCTGCCGCCGGGTTCTGCCCGAAGATGACGTTATAGAGGCCCCCCGCCATCAGAGGCCCACCGACTTGGCCTGGAGGAACTCCAGCAGCTCGTCGAGGATCGCCATGGCCTCGGTGGACTGGAACACCCCGGTCGGGGGCGGCAACCAGCACACAGATACCCGGCCGAACGCATGGGCGACGGCCTCGGGAATGGGCGTGTCGGCGGGCAGGTTGGACGGTTCGTACTCCTCGCCCCGCAGCAGCTCGGCCTCGTCCACGAAGCGGGCCAGGTCGGACTCGCGCAGCACCGCTGCGGTCCGGGGGATCGTGAAGTGCACATCCCCGGTCGAGTCGGCCACGAGGATGGCGTCGTCGTTCATGATCGACTCCAGCGTGGCCAGGGCTTGCAGGACGGCCAGGGCCTGGTCGTCGGTGATGGTGACGCGCCGGACCTCGTGATCGACACGCCGGTCGCGTGCCGGTCCGTACTGCCTCATGGTGGCGATGGCGTTCGCCAGTTCCGTCATGGACTCACCAGCCCGACGCAGCGCTCGGTGAGCGTGTCCTCCCATGCTGCGCTGAACCCCCGCCCGTAGTCACGAGGAGCCTGCGGTGGGTAGACCTTGCCGAACAGGTTGGAGAGGTCCTGGTCCATCGGGTGCGGCATGGCGATGACCTCCCGGGCCACGCTGCTGTCCAAGTAGTTGGTGGCGAGCTCGAGGTCCAGCTCCACGGCCATCGCCGCTGCCTCGCCATCGGCAGCCCCTTGTAGGTACCAGTCGCTCGGTTTGGTCGCGTCTGTCATGTGGTTCCTTCCTCATCGGTGGGCTGGGGCACCAGCACCTTGGTCTCGATCCCGGCCTTGCGCGCTGCACGCACTGTGGCCCACGTCCCGCTGCGCCTGATCTCTTTGGCCTGGCGGGGCGTGGCGATCAGGAGGTTCGCTCCGTAGATCGTGAAGTGGTTGCGGCGCAGCGCGCCGGTGCCGGTGTGGTGGATGGTCGTGTACTGCATCGGGGGCCACGTCTTGCCGACTGGCAGCCAGACGTGGAGGTCCCGACACCCTGCGTCGTAGGCAATCTCGTGCGCCTCCGTGTCGGCGCCCGCCGCGCCGCCGTGGTGGAACTGGAACCGACCCAGCCCCAGGAGGACGGTGCCCAGCTTCGAGCGCTGGTACAGCGTCATCCCGAACTGGGTCCCAGTGAAGGCGACCCTCAAAGCACGGTGTGACCACACGACAGCTCGTAAGCCGTCGTGGGGTCAGCGGGGAAGACGGTGAACTCTCGCACCACCGCCCGCTTGGGGAGATCGTCACGACGCTGGCCGCCCCAGGTCGCCTCCCACGCATCAACGTTGTCCCAGCCGTCATCGACGGCGCAGTTCGGACAGCCGATCATCTCGACCTCGGGCACCGGCTTGCCGATGACCGGGAAGCCGTCGGAGCGGTGCCGCTCCGTCTCGAGCACCGTGTCCTCGGTGACGAGATCGTGCAACGCCATGACCCGGTGCTCGCGGCACACGTGGATGACGCACTTCTGTGGTCCGGGCATGCCCTCGTAGTCGCACGAGAACTCCAGCCGGTCCGACGCCTGGGTGCTGCACTCGGCATCGAACCAGCCGCCGTCCATGTCACGGATGATCTGGACGTGCTCGCATAGACGCTTGCCGTCGCGAGTGCGGACCTCCTCCGGTTCCCCGTAGCAGTAGTCGCACCCAACGCCGTCGCAGCGCTCGCACATCACCTCCATCACGACGATGTCCCTGGTTTCCATGTGGTTCCTTTCAGATGCCACCAGGTCAGGATGCCTGGTGGTCGTGCCCGGACGGGGGTACGAGTCCCGTCCGGGCGGGGAGCATCAGCTCCCGTTGCTGGCCTCGGCGGCGAGCGTGTACTGCTGCCACTCGTCGGAGTCGACGATGCCGACGCCGTCGATCGCCTTGCGGATGACCGTGCCGAGCGCCCCGGTGAGGGAGCCGTCGACCTTGTCCTCCTTGGCCTCCTCCATCAGCCGGTACTGATCGCGCAGCCCGTCAGCGGCGAGGCAGATCGCCTCGGTGCCGATGTTCCCCAGCACGCCGTCGTTGAGCGTGATGGCGTAGCGGACGCTGCGGTCGAAGCACTCCCGCACGAAGGCGGGCATGTACCCCTCCGTCCTGCGGAAGACCTCGTCGAAGTCCGTGTCCGGGTCCAGTGCCTTGCCGATGACCCTGCGGGCCAACTGCTCCACACCGGCCCGGTCCATCGCCCCGACGTGGATCACCGCGCCGATGCGTCCAGGCCGGAGCATCGCCTTGTGAATGTCCTCGGCGTGGTTGGTGGTGAAGACCGTGAGGAGCTTCATCCCCTTGACCTTGATCCCGTCGAGCATGTCGAGATGGCGCTCGATGGTGCTGCCCGACTGCGGCCCCGCCATCGTGTCCACGTCCTCGGCGAACACGACCGCCGGTTGGTACATGCGGGCCATCTCCAGCGTCTTGGCCAGGTCGTCCTTGCCCGGTCGGCACATCAGGAAGGTCCAGCCGTGGGCCACCGCGATCTGCGCCGTGAGCAACGCGGCCAGGCTCTTGCCGGTGCCATACGGACCCTCGAACAGCACGGCGAACTTGCCGTCCTGCCCCAGCTGCTCCAGCAGGTCGGCGTGGCGGATGAACGCCCACACGTCGCCCTCCAGGCGACGCAGCACGCTCTCGGTGTAGACCACGTCGCGGGGGTCGACCTTCGACACGTCGATGAAGTTCTCGGCGCCGTCGATGGCCATGCCCTTGTAGATGGAGCTGTCGAGCAGGAACTGCTCGATGAGCTTGAACAGCCCGTCGAGATGGCGGCGCCACTTGCGCGGTGCCTCCACGTTGACCTGGAAGATGATCCCGAGCTCAGGGTCCCTGGTCTGGCCCAGGATGAGCGTCGCCCGGTCCATGCCCGGGATGGTCATGGCTCCCCACGGCACCTGCTCGGTGTCGTTCTGCCCGGGGCCGACCTTGATGTCGATCAGCTGGGGCAGGTCCCGCCCGAAGAACGAGTAGAGGGTCTTGCCCAGCGTGAACCCGGCGAACGCCTTGATCGCCAGCTGTGTCGCCCTCGCTCCGTCCCACGGTCGGTACGGGAAGGTCTTGCTGAAGGAGAACAGGTTCTCCTCGTCGTCTCGGCGCTTCTGGAGGAACTCGATGCTGCTCTCCAGGGTCGCGCCCGCGGGCAGCACGTACTTCGTGCCGTCGAAGACGATGTCGTCTTCGGTGCTGAGCAGCCCTCCGATCTCGGCCAGTCGCTGGAGAGCTTCCTCTCGCAGCAGCTGCTCCTCGCTCGGAGCGAGCGCGCCATCGGCGCGCGGCTTTGCTTTCGCCACCATGCGGTTCCTTTCCTCAATGCCCGGGGGTAGTTCCGGGTCGTGCCCTGGCCTGGGTACGAGCCAGACCAAGGCGGGTCTTGTCAGACCAAGCGGGCGGCGAGGAACGCCTCCATGTCGCGGTGGGCGTCGAGGCACCACTCGCAGGGCCGCCGGTTCATCGGGGCCGCGTCGACGTAGACGATGGCGCCGTCCGGCAGTGGGTCTGTCACCCGCTGCCCGCACAGCGCGGTGTGGGCCAGGTGCTTCGGGACCAGGTGGTACACCGGATCGCCGGTGCTGGTGGGTAGGGACAGGGACTTCATTCGACGTGGTCCACGGTCACGACGCAGGTCTTGCCGTCCTCCATCGGGAAGCGGAACGTGCCCGGTTCGCCGTGATAGGCGATGAGCTGGAACGCCACGACGTGGGCGTGCTCGTCACCCAGCGGGTCGACGACCACCTTGCCGATGGACTTGCTGACGGTGACGTCGAAGCTGAGCATTCCCTCGTCGTCGACTGGCAGCAGCGCGGTGCCGTTCTGGGGTCTTGCCATTGGTTCCTTTCCGCCTGGCCAGGTAGCCAGGTCGTGGGCCAGGAGGGGTACGAGCCCTCCTGGTCCGTCACTGCACGCGCTGGGGCCTCGCCACGAAGTGACGCTGCTCCTCACCCGCCGGGTGGTGGTAGTCCGCCGTCAGCAGGCGGTGGTTGTCGAAGGTCGTCCGGCACGTGTAGACCCAGGCGCGCCCCACCTGATGCGCCCAGCGCATTCCATCGGTGGCGCCGGGCCGGTGCAGGTGGATGGTCCGGCCGCAGTCGGCGCACGTGGTCACTCGTCCACGTCCTTGAACATGGCGTCCCAGCAGGCGCTGTGGATGCCCGTCATCAGCGTCTCCCGGTCGCCGGGGGACATCTCGGGCATCGCCACCTGAATGTGGCGCTTCGGCCCGCCCACCGCCTTGTCGTGGCGCCACGCCTCCAGCTCGTCGGTGTAGGCCGTCACCGACGACGGCAGGTCGCAGAGGGGGCACACGCCCTCCACGACCGTCGTCGGCCGCTCGGGCAGGCTCACTGCCGAACCCGCAGCTTCAACCGCTGGCCGTTGCCGGTCCCCAGGCCCACGCCGACTTCCTGGAAGTGGGCCTCACACAGGTAGGCCCACGGTCCCATCGTCGTGCGGGCGTCGTAGCGAGCCAGCGTCGGCTCGGCATGGTCGAGCTGGCAGTTGGGGAGCTCGAGCACCTCCACCTCCTCGCTCACGGCTCGACCTCGATTTCCCCGGCCGCCACCGCAGCCTCGTACGCCCTGGCCTCGGCGTACTCGGTCTGCCACTTCCACGGCTTCTCCACGACGTCGGCGATGGTGCCAGCGTCGTAGTTGTCGGAGTCGGCCATGAAGCGGGTGAGGAACACGAGGTTCTCGTGCACCGTCCACCACTCGGTCTCAGGCATTGCTGTTCCCTTCTGCCCGCTCCCCGATGGAGCAGGTCGTACCTGGAGGCGGTGTCGAGCCGCGTCCGGGTGGTTGACGGAGGGAGCGCGGGATCGCGCCCGCGCTCCCTCCGTTGCTAAGGAACCTGGTGGAGCGCCAAGGCAACAGCCGTGCGTTTCTAAGCTCCACCGCTCCGGCCCAGGGACGCGCCGATGAGCCAGTACCGTCTACGGGACCCACTCCCTCTGGTACGCAAGCTCACCGGAGCACGAAGCCTTCACCGGATCAGATTCGCCGCCATCGGACCGGGTTGTCTCTCCCGACCGTGGTCGACTCGGACCTCGCCTGTCACACCCAGGCGCCCGTGATGTGGACGGGGCGGGCTACGAACCCGCACCGCCCTGCGACCGGATCACCGGCCGCTTGCTCTGCTTGTGCGCCCACACCGGAGGCACTTCGCCCCGGCGCCGGGAGCGAGCCTTGGCCCGCTGCCGGTTGCGCTCGGCCTTGTCGGCCAGGGCCTTACGCCGTGCCGCCTCGGTGGCGCCCCGCCTGATCTGGCGGCGCCGGTACTCCTGCATCGCCGCCCGCTCCAGCGCCGTCGTGCCGCCCGGTTGGTCCAGCGGCCCGGCCAGCGCCCGGTTCTCGTCGGTCGTGGGGGCCTTCTCCCGGGACCGCATCCGCTGGGTCTGCGGCTTGCGCGCCCCCGGCGTGGGTCGGAACCCGACGCCCTCCACGAACATGCGCTCCCACCTGGCCCCCGAGAACTGCTGCTCGTAGGGGTTCCCGATGGGTGCAGCCACCCCCGCCCCGACCGGCAGGTGGTCGAGGCGGGGGGGATCGGCCTTCTTCTTGGGGAAGAAGGGTTTGGCCTTGGCCGCGCCCGGCGAGGGCTTCAGGTCCGGCCCATGCAGGCAGACCGAGCACCACTCCGGGGCGGCCCCAGGAATGTGGGGGCACTCAGCCACGGCGCCCGGCCCGCTCCGGCCACAGGAACTCGCACGCCCGCACCCGCACGGCGGGATCGGGGTCCTCGTTCAGGCCCTCGTGGATGACGAGCGGCCCGCCTCCGCAGAAGTCGGCAAACAGCGCCATCACGCCGGGCCGTGCCATGTCCAGCACCGCCCGTTCCAGCTCTTCCATCCTGGCTCCTCTCTCCTCCGGGGGTACGAACCCCGGCCTGCGCCGCCCGCCCCGCGGGGGCACCCTTATTCTACCCGCCCGGCGGCGGTACCGCAAATCGGGCGCAGTCGCAGGGGCAGTAGGGCTGCTCACGAGATCACCCCTCTCAGCCGCTTCACTCCGGCTTCGGGCCTGCTCACATCGGTGAAGGCCACGCCTCCCCGGATGCCGTACAGCGGCAGTCCGGCGTCGTGCTCGGCCACCGCCTCGGTGGCGCACTCCACCCGCACCGGGCAGGTGCGGCACTGCGCCAGCGCCAGCGAGCGCTTGGCCCGGCCCGCGCGTCCGGTGCCCCACTCGTCGGGGAAGGGGCTGTGCGCCCCCTCCCGCTCACACGCTGCGCCGGTCATGCCAGCCTCCGGCGCGTCCGGCGCATGAGCACGCCGCCCACGCCCATCAGCAGCACCGCCGTGCCGATGAAGAGCTCCGGGCCGGAGCCGGTTGCGGGCAGCGTGGTCACCGGGGCTGTCCGAGGCAGCACCACCACGCCGGTGACCGGCGGCGGGGTGACCGTGACCGGCGTGTCGATCTGCACCGGCACGGTGGTGACCACCGGCTCGGGCGCAGGCGGGGTGTCGCTGGTCGGCGGTGCGTAGATGGGCACGTCGTCGGACACGCACTGCGGTGGCCCGCCGATGGGCTGGCCGTAGTGCATGCCCTCGGGGCAGGGCACCATCGTCGTGGGTGGGGCCACCGGCCCGCAGTCCACGCTCGACCAGTCGATGGTGTAGCGGGCCTCCTCGGAGCCACCGTCCCAGGTGATGCGGACCAGCGTCGGTCCGCGCGTCCCGGTGGCATCGAGGCGTGCCCGGTGCTCGTAGCGGGTGGAACCAAGCGGTCCCACCGCAGCCTGGAAGTTGTCCCCCGTCTCCACCCGCGCGTCCGCCGCGACCAGGTTGGTGATGACGACGTGGGTGATCTTGGCGGACTCGCCGCAGGTGATCGGCTCGACGGTGACGCTCATGCCGTCCCCCACCACATGGCCAGGGCGACGGCGACCACGAACAGCACGAAGCCGACCAGGACCCACTGCCACGAGGGCTGCACCGGCCGGTTGTCGGGCTGCTCGTCGAGCTCCGGGAAGGCGGTCATGACTCGTCACCACCCAGCGCCCGCTCGACCAGCTCGACGGCGACCAGCTCGTGGCGCAGCACGAACCGCCGCAGCCGCAGCCGCCGCCGTCGTTGCCGCTCCCACTTGGCGTTGCGCCGAGCCTGTGCCGGTCCGGCGATGGCAGCACGACGGGCCTCGTGCTGTTCGGGCGTCCCGACCCACATGCGCCCTCCACTGGCGCCATCGGTGGGCAGCGGGCCGTGCTGGCGGACCAGCGCCCTGGTGTTGCGGGCCGTCTCGATCTGCGCCCTGGTGCCCCGGTCGTGCCAGTGCACCAGGCCCCAGGTCCGGAGGCTGAGGCTCTTGCGGAGGAAGCTCATGACCGCCCCCTCGCCGTGCGCTCCAGCCGCTCGCCGCAGGGCACGCAGATGATGCGGCTGGGGTCGAGCAGCGTCTGGCTGTCCTTGGGCCAGTAGGTGGCACCCTCGGAGCGGTAGCGGTGCCAGTCCTGCTCCAGCGGGGTCGGGTGCCGGTCCAGTTCGACCAGCACCCCGAAGCCCATGTCGTAGTGGTTGTAGACCCGGGTGCCCACCTCGAGAGCCACCTTGTGGCCACAGGCCAGGCGCCTCGCGGCATCTTGCGCCACCTTGGGTGTCTGGATGGCACCGCTCAGGCCCTCCTCGGCGGCCAGCTGCGGGCAGCCGTCACGGTGGAGGAGCTCGATGGCCCCAGCGCCCACCTCGGGTGCGTCGTGCCAGTCGGCACCGCATCCCGGGCAGGGCGTGAGGTCGATGGTGTACCGCTCGGCGCTCACCAGATCACGCTCAGCACGTCGTCGATGGACCCGCCGCACAGGCCCTTCAGGAAGACTCCTGCGGCCTTGGCGTCGGCCACCAGCTGGGGCTTGATGTTGCGCCCGCCCATCACCTGGTAGGTGGGGATGCGGACCCGGCACGGCGTGCCGTGGCGGGTGGTGCCGTGGCAGTAGGACAGGTCCATCGGACCGGCCCAGCTGTCGCCCACGAAGCGGATGCGGGTGATGGCCGCCAGGTCCGGGTCCGTCCACTCCAGGGTGAAGTTCCTGGCTACGTGTGGCTCGACCAGCGGGTTGATCTCCCGCGGGTACTGCTCTGTCATCTCGGTTCCCTTCCGGGCCGTACGAAGGCCCAGGTTGATGTGGGTCGCCTGCTGGCGTCCCTGGCAACGCTGCGGTGCAACGCTCCCGGCGAGGCCAAAAGTCGATTACCGCGCTGCCAGGTGGCGGCGGGCGGCGGAGCCGGTGCCCAGCACGCTTCCGGCTGGGGGAACGGGCCACCCACCCACCCCTCCCCTTCGGGGAGCTCGGCGCCAGCGGCAGCCGCCTCCCGCGCCCCAGCCGCCAGCGCGCCCGCGCGCCAGCGGCCCGGGCTGAGCGCCCGGGCCGTCGTGGCCATCAGTAGTCCACCCCTTCGCAGGTCAGGAACCCGTCACGGGTGTCGCCGACCAGGTCGTCGCCACCGCTGTTGTCGCAGTCCAGCTCGGCTGCGGCGATCGAACCGTCGCCACCGTCGACCGGGATGCGGACGTCCAGCCGTTGGGGCGGCACCACGTCGCAGTCGGGGAAGGTGCCAGCGTCGATGACCACCACGTGGCCAGCGCACTGCCCGGGCACGGTCAGCGCGGCGACCGGCTGGCGCACGGCCGGAGCCGGTGCAGCCACGGTCACCCAGGGTTCGGCGAACGGCGGCAGCTCCACGAACGTGGTGGAGCTCCCACCAGCGGTGGCAGCCACCGCGCTACCGACGACGACCAGCGCGCACAGCGCACCGGCCACAGAGAACTTGAGCATGGGACCCTCCAGGGTCGAGACGGGTGCCCACGGTGGGCACCCCTGGCTAGGCACGTGACCGTGCCCACCCAGGGGCGCCCCAGCCCGAAGGCCGGGGAGCCACCCGTAAGGACGCCTCAGCTGGCGACCACCTCCTCGGCAGGCACCTCGACGACCGGCGCGTCGACAACCGCGTCGGCCACAGGGGCGTCGACCACAGGGGCAGCCTTGGCCGCCTTCCGCGCCCGCTTGGGCTTGGGAGCGGCCAGGGTCCCGTCAGGCAGGACCCAGCCCTTGGCCGACCAGGTGAGCTGCTGGGAGCGGTCGGCCCGACCGGCGGCGTCCACGATCAGGCCGTGAGCCTTCTCCCACTTCGCGATCTGGGCCGCGTCATGGGTGAGCTTGGTGACAGGGTCGAAACGACCGGCGACCTTCTTCCCGGCGACCATGGTCATGGGGGAGAACTTCCGCTCACCGTTGCGGACCTGGTCCCAGCGGGTGAACCCGTCCACCTTCGCGGCCATCTGCGCGACGGCCAGCGCGTTCGTGGTCGGGCGCCCCATGACCAGGCAAAGCTGGCCATAGGTGGTCCAGAAGGGACCCTCCGGGATGGACTCAAGGGCGGCGCGGACGGCCACCGTGTGGGCGTTGACCTTCACGGTCGGGACAGGGGAAACTGACTTCTTAGCAGGCACTTCGGTTCCTTTCGTGGCCCGAGCGGGGCGCCCGGGGTGATGTAGAAAGGATAGCCGGTCGGGCGGCGGTACCGCAACCGATCGGGCGGATTAGGGCAGAGCTCCTAGCGATACCGCCCATCGGCGGGACCGATAGGGGGTGGTGGCGAACGGACGTTCGTGCCGGACCCGGCTCCGTGCTCACTACCTGCCTGCTACAGCCCAGTTTCCAACCCCCAACCTGCCGCCGCCCCGCGACGGGCGACCCCGCCCGCATCCGTATACGGGAACCCCAGCGGTATACCGGAAGGGGCCTCCTAAGCCGTATACGTGTACGGGATGGAGGAGTACGGTATACGGCATGAGTAGACCCCAGACGAAGGGGCCGCCGGTCGCCGTGCGGCTCACGCTCATGGCCATGGAGCGCGCCCAGGCGCGGGCCGACGACGCCGGGCTACCGCTGCGGCGGTGGGTGGAGGCGACCCTCGAACGGGCGCTTTTGCCTTCGGAGAAGGCCGACGTGGCAGACGCTAAGGGTAGGCACCCCACCACGAAGCGTGTGCAGTCGGCTACCGAGGCGGAAGACCCCGACGTCGCCCGGTTGACCACGCTGCGCGACTCGCTGACCGGGGTGGTGCCGCCCGACGACCCGCCGGGCTGCGAGCACCCGCGCTCCGACGTGCGCGCCGGAGGCATTCGGGTGTGCCGCGACTGCGGGGCCATCAAGGGCATCGGCGGGCTGTGGCGGGTGCCGTAGGGGGCCACCCGTAGGGAGAAGGTGCCGCAGCTTCGCGGCGGGTAAGGTGCGGTCGTGCCGATGCCGTCGAAGGGGACCAGACGCCGCTTGACTGTGCGGGTGCCGATCGACACCTACCTCGGTGCCGCCCGGGCCGCGGCCGCCCGGGGGTGGTCGATGACCGGCTACGCCTCCTACG